GATAACATGCGTATTGCTATGTCAGGTGGTGCGCAACAACGCATTGGTGAGATTTACAAAGATGGTAAAACATTTAAAGGATTAGATACTAAATCTGCATTGCTTTTTAATCTGTTAATGTTCATGAACAGAAATACAGAAACTGGTCAAAAATTATCAAGCAAAGATGAGTATGCAAAGTTGCAATTATACTTGAGAAACTTTGGTCAGTTAGAATCTTCTGGTACTAATTTTATGATGCCTGCAATATATACTAAACATGTTGAAGAGGCTAAATTAAAAAATAAAGAACAATCATTTAGTATTAAAAAAGATGGCGGACATTATGCAGCAAGTAAAGAACTTTTGAAGGTTATTAGACAAGAGTATGAAAGAATCAGAAGGGAATGGAATAAACAAGCAGAGAGGGCAGATGCTTTTAGAAATGGTGATAATCAATATGTTGATGGTTATAATGCTAAAATGTCATCCTCTGGTGAAATCATTACTGACGATCTTAGTTTAAGGGCGTATAACTTTAGAAAGTTAGACGATGCATTTAATACAGACCCTGAACTTAGAGAGCAAATACTTTCAAAAGCAAGAGCAAATGTGCCATTTGATAGTTTATTATCTGAAGAATATGCAGAAATTTTATATACGTTAGATGAGTATATTAATGATCAAGTCAAAGAACAGATTGCTATTTATGAAAATGCAGGTGTAATAAAAAAAGAAAAAGCTATAGTTTATACATTGCCTGCAGGTTTAAAAACAGAAGGTTTATCAGAACAAGAAATTCTTGATAAAAGAGTTCCTAAAGACAGAACTTATTATTCTTCTGACTTTATACCTAAAAATTTTAAAACAGATGTAGGAGTAAAGAATACAGAAATCAATAGCGCTTACGGTTCTGGTTTAAAGTTGTTTGGAAAAGAGTCTTCCTCTACTCCAAATCCTACAAATTATGAAGCGTTGATTGCAGATATGTACATCAATGATTTAATCAATGGTGTAATGTTTAAGGACTTGTTTGTTGGTGATGAAGCACTTGGTATTAAGAGTGTGCAAGACATGCTTAAGCGTGCAAAACAATACTTAGCTACAGGAGACAATGGTAAAGAAGGATATCATAAAATAGCAATTGCAAATACATACCTTGTATTTATCCATAATGACTATCGTACAAAAGGACCTTTTGCTACAATAGATGAAATCAATGATGCAGAACAATATGAGTTATCTAAACCTGGAGCAAATGTAGATGCTATTGAGGAAATGTATAAAAACATCAGAGAAGGATTTACTGCTGCTTATGATAATAGTAATGTTGAACATAAGAAATACAAGAAAATGCTCACTAAGATTTTCGATGGTCAATCTTATGCTTTGATAATGCACCAAATGGATTTTCTTGACTCACGTGGTAGATTGAATGAATCAGCAAAAGAATTATTAATTGCATCTCATTATAGATCATTAACAGCATCTGAAATTTATAAATTAGAAAATCTTAAGACTGTACTTAACTCACAAAAAACCGTTACATCTAGTAGGGTTGATTACATCAAGATGTCTGAAGGTGTTATTTTACGTAGTTCTGTTAGTAGATTAAAAGATGATATGATTGATGCACGTCTTGCAACAATGCCTGAAGGTTCAACTAGAGAAGATGCTATAGATTCTATACACGAAAATCTACATGATGAATGGTCTGCTGTATACTCTATGCGTAAACAAATTCAGGAGTTATCAAAAACTGAGAGTATTCATAATAGCGATTCTATTAATGCTTTAGAACAAGACATTAAAGAAACAATAAAAAATATTCATAGTTATTATAGACCTGTTGAATCTAGGATGATGCTTCATAATATCCTTAATGCAATGGAATATCATCAGATTGACCATTTTATGGATACTGAATCATCTAAGACTATGACTTATTTGCAATCTTCAACTGGTCGTAATGCATTAGAGCAAGCTGTTAAAATGGAAGCAGGATATCTTCCAATTAATACAAACGCTAGATGGATTCAAAATAAACATAAATATGCTCAGGTTGAAACTAGTGGTGTTTCTGATACTGCTAAGTTCTCTGTACAAAGTAAAGTTCTTGCCCCCGCAGATGTAGACAACCTTGCTGAAATTATTTCTAAAACACAAGGAAGAACTCTTACTGCAGATGAAACAGAACAACTTAACAGCATTACTAAAAGATTATTACAAGACTACGAAGGAGCACTTAAGGATTCTACAGCTGGTCGCTTACTATACCTCACTAATATTTTGCGAGAAGGTGGGGATTTTAAAATTGCTAAGGTATATGATCTTATTCGTGAAAACCTTGCAGCACAAGGTGCAACGCCTGCGTTGTTGGCAATGTTTGAAGTAGTAGGTGATAAACCTAAGTATAGTCCTAATTTACCTCAGCTACGTAAAGTACTTGAGTATTACTTCTTCTCACAATATTCTAAAAATGTAACTGACGAAAAAGGATCTGGCGGTAAATACATTCACATATCTTCTCTAGGATATAATGTATATGAAGATGTAAATACAGGTAAGGTTATTCCTACAGATGTATATGAAGCAAATCCTGAAGCATATGAAGTGAGAACTAGACCGTTGTCTGTTACTCAAGAAGATAGTATTGATGCAGATGGTAATCCTGTTACAACGTACTTTGCTGAAGTTATTTTACCAAAACCATTGGTTGATAATCCTGATTTCATGGCATTCTATGAGCAGTATTTAACAAAGATGTTTGCTACTCGTATTCCTACAGAGGATAAGCGTTCTATGATTGTTTTAAAAGCTGTAGATTATTTAGACTCATCTAACATGAATGGTATTGTGGTTCCTCACTTTATCCATTTGCTTGCAGGATCTGACTTTGACATTGATACATTGTATGTACACAGCAAAGCATATTATACAGATATGGCAGGTATGTACAACCTATACGGTAACTATGAAAATTATCCTACAGATGAAGAGGGTAAGTTTGCAGAGTTTGTACATTTTATTGCACGCAAAAAAGATTTTTCTAAACTAATTAAGAAGCGTCAAAAAGATTTACTAGAACAAGGATCATTTGATGTTACAAGTGATACAATGGCAATGCTTGAAATTTTAGGATATAGTCCTGAAGAGTTTCAAGCAGTAATGGATGTTAGTGAATTAGATGAACAATATCAAGCATTAACTGATGAAATTAACAGTCTTACAGAACTAAAAGATCTTAAGAAAGAAGAACTAGAAGACTATATTCAAAATGAGGTAATTAAACCAAGACCTACAAGAAAGAAAAAGTCAATACTAAAAAGTTTACAAGAACTAGGAGATCAAGAACAAATTGCAAGAGCTAAAGAAATATCTAGAATTGGTAGAAACCGTCAAGTATTAATTGAACAACGCAGAGAACTAAGACGTCAATTAAAAGAAAATCGTGCAGCTGCAAGACAATTAAAAAATTCTTTGCTAAAGGTTCAATCAACATTTGATGTTATGCGTAAGTATAATATTCCAACTACTCAAGCTGCATTTGAGGCTAATCCTGATTTTGCAAAAATGGTAATGGATAAGCATCAAAACAACATGCTTGATTCTAAGATTAATCTTATTGGTAATAAATGGGTTTATGATAACCTTTATATCAATGAGTCTTCTTCTGTTCAAATGTTTGAAAGAATTGCAGATGCTTTTGGATTAGATTTAGGTAATGTAAAAGCTAAAATTAATGGACGTACTTCTACATATGCATCACTTGCAAAAGAAGAGGTTGGAATTTATAAAGATGCAATTGGTAAAGCTGCTAATATCAACAAGTTCCTTAGCATGGCAAGTTGGTATAACCTTAAATTAAAATCTCCAATTTGGAATTTTAGTAATGGGGTTAAAGAAGAGATGAAATCCTATGATAAGTTTGGAGGAATCAATGCTGATAACATGAGAGCTATTGCTGTAGTAGGTAATGCTCTTGGTATGTTTGCAGATGGTGTTAAACAACCTATTCCTAAGACTTTGTTTATGAATGACACCAACGTAAGTGTTACACTTGCAATGTTAGGTTTAGGATTAAAACCAGAAATGGCAATTGCATTTAACTTTATTCCAGAGATCATAAATGCTGCTAAAAAAGTTGAAGAATCTAGAACTGGTATTTCTAATGAAGTATTTCAAAATCAATTGTTCTATGGTAGTGTTTTATCTAATATTATTGACGATACTCTTCAGGCAGATAAAAACAATCCAATGGAACTTCAGATTTTACCTGAACTATTTGCTGCAGGATTACTTGACAGTAAAAGAAATCCAAGAACTGTTCCATTGAACATGGAGAATTTATCTATTGAGTTTACACCAAATAAACTTGATGCTGAAAAAATTAAAATGAGTCAGCTGACTCCAGAAACAATTTTTAAAACTAAAGATGATAAAGATATAAAAATTAAGAGAACTGGAACAGTTACTACAGAAGATATAGGATTTAAAGTTTCATCAAAAAAGACTGGATTACCTTTATCTGAAAGAGCACAAAGAATTGTGTTATTAAAACTATATCAAATGCAAGCTTCTCAGAGTTTTGATATAATGGCTGCTGGTAGTATCATTAATTTATTCAAGTCTTTAAAACCATCATTTGCCACATTTGACAAAATGATGAAAAATGTTAAAGAACTATTTGGAGGCAAGTTGTTTACTGAGGAGTCTCTTGAAAGAATGAAGAAGGATCAAGTATGGGATGATTTGATGGAAATGATGGAGGATTTAAACTATCAATCTGGATTATTGTTCTTTGATCGCAGTGAGTTCTTTAAACCTATCAAAAGTACATTTGAAAAAATCTTTAAGGACAAGAGTTTAATTGCTAATACAGTTGTTGGATATGTTGCATTAAAGAAACTTCGTGATACTTTACCTGGTTCAAGAACCTCTTCTTATGAAAGAATACAATCTTTAATTGATGAAGAAGATCAATTTATAAAAGATGTGTTTACAGCTGAGTTTTGGTTTACAAATACTTTAGGAGATGACCTATTAAAATTCCAAGCTAAGTATCCTAATAACAAGTTTTTAGGGATGCTTAAAGAACAAGAAAATGATAGATATGTTGTAAAAGCTGATGTAGAAGGTGGTAAGGTGGTCAGAAAGAAAATGAGATATATTACATCTATCCCTAACAGTGTGATTAAAGGAGATTTAGCAACAACAGTTGTTAACGATGCATACAAGCTTACTGAAGATTTAGATGCTAAACTTTTCCTAAAGAAACTACTCTATCAAGATTATGCACGTACTGCTTTAGGTTCTGCAACAGGATCTTATTCTCACTTGATTCCAAGTGAATTAAAATTACAAGTTTCTCAGTACATTGATGAGTTTAGTGATATACTTTCTTCTGCGGGAGAAGATCCAGGAAATTTTGACGCTGATGAATTTGGAATTAGAATGAAAAACTTCTTAGGACTTCCTGACGGAGCAAAGATGGATCCTGTTTATGATTTATTTTCTGACATGTTAATTCATTTAGGATATGCTGCAGTAAAAGAACCTAATAATACGTCTATTAAATTTGTAGGTACAATTAGCACTAATGCAGATTTAACTGGAAATTATGGAAGTGGTTTTGCAAAGAGTTTAAAAAATATTGGTGATGCTCCTACTCAAGTATCTGTAAATCAGATATTTACAGACATTATTCGTGAGATGTTTGATAGACCAACCTTAGCAATTCCTAAAAGTGGTAACAGGTTTGACATGACCAAATTAGCATTAGGTGAAGAGTTTACTATAGATTTAGAAGTTACACATGCTAATGCTCAGCAACTTACCATGGATACCATTGCTAAACAGTTTTCTATTACAGTACCTAAAGGAAAAGATAACTCAAGAATTGGTGAAGGAGTTTATCAATTTCCATTGATAATGAAGTTTAAGGACAAAGCTTATATTTTGCAAGGTGTTGATGGAAGTATTGAAAAAGGAACTATTGGTAAGAACGTATACGATAGCATTACTACTAATGGAGTCTTAGGATTTACAGGTAAGAAAGCAAAGTATGTATTGTTACCAAATCAAATGATGGGAGATTCATTATCTCCAGCAGCATTTGATGTGTCTCAATCTAAATTATTTGCACAACTTACTTCAAGAAAAAGCGCACTTAAACTTGATTTGACTGGCCCTGAAGAAGTACCTACAACACTAAAAGAAAAGATAGAATCAATGGGGGATGTTACATCTCAAATTTTAGAAGGCGATATCTTTACACTAGAAGGTATTCCTGTAGTTCCTACTAATCTTGGTGGAGTACATGGAGCAGGTGCAGCAAATACTGCAAAAAATAAAGGATTAATAAAACAAGGTAATGGTTCATTTGAGGCAACAGATTCTGTTGTGAGATTTCCTGTTAAGAAAATCTATAGTGATAATATGAACATGAATAACAATATGGAATTGTTAAAGACTAGTTTGAATAGACTCCAGGAAGTTGCAGAAAATAATCCTAAGAACACATATTTGTTACCTTTAGCGGGTACGGGTCATGGTGAAGGAGACCTGAGTGTAATTCTACCACTGTTAGTTGAAACTGTAATGGAAACTCCTAATATCAAGTTAGTTGTTCCAAAAGAAGATACTAATCTTGGTAAGATGGGTACAGTAAGAAAAGATTCTACAATGAAAAATCTACCTATGATTAGAGAGGTATTAGGTTTGTCAGAAGCTCCTAAAGCTGAACCTATTGTAAAAGAAGAAGCACCTGTAACTAGTACTGATAATTCTAATGCTTCAGATGTATTTCTTTCAGATGAAGAAGAAGATGGATTTGAACCTGATAATGATATGTTAAACTTGATTCTTCAAAATCAAAATAACTCTTCAATTACATCTGGTAATCCTTCACCTGCTAATGCTTCTTTACCTGGAGGTCCTGAAGAAACAACACTTGAAAAAGATTTGAGAGAACTAAACCTTACTAATGAAGTATTGGAGTATCTTTACAATGACAGAATTGGTGGTGGACAACCTATATCTTTTGAGGCATATAGTAGAGAAGTTGAAGATATAGTTGATGCAAGTAAAGCTAATAACATACCCAACGACGTCATCTTAAATCAAATTAAATGTATATAATCAATGAGCAATTTTTGTCCTAATACAAATTCACAAGAGTGGAAAGATTTAGTAGAATATTTTCAAGACCCTGGTATTGTACGTTTTGTGTATTCATTAAACAATGGTGAAATCCCCACTCTAGAAAGAGCTAAAGAACTTGTAGAAAATGCTAATATTTATGAAGCTGATGACAAGGACGCATTAACCTCTGAAGAATTAAAACTTAAAAAGGCAAAAGAACAGCTTGATGATTTAGATGCATACTTAGACCGTCCAGGTCTTACAAAAGGTCAGATTGAAACTTTAGAGAAGTTCATCAGTATGACTGAAAAACATATTAAAATTATAGAAGAAAATATAGAACTAGAAAAGCAGGGTCTTCCAACAATTGATACTGCAAGTGTGAGTTCTTTTATTGGTGCTTCTGATTTTAAAGGAGATCCAAGTAAGTACAAAGGATTTAAGTTATTTGGAATCTTCATGCACGAAGTTGTAGAAGCTGCACAAAAAATAGCAGTAAGTCAAAATATTCCTATTTCTAAAGTTCTTGATGACAGATCAATATTTGATGACATTCTAGAAAAGTACATGACTAATAGTAAAACTGCATTTCATATTGAAGGTTTTACTGATGACGCTATGTATGAGGCTGCTAAAGACTTTGTAAACACAGTAAGATTTAATAGTAGATATTTACTAATACCTGAGTTAACTATTATTGGTAGTACTCCAGGAACAGAGATTACAAAAGGTACTACTATTGTTGGTCGTATTGACTTACTTGTAGTAGATCCTGACGGTGTAGCAAAACCATTAGACTTTAAAACAAAAAAGGTTACAGGCTCTACAAACATTGTAGATAATACAATGGATATAGAAAAGGTAATTCGCTACTTGTCAAGTCAAGAATTTCCAGTTACAAGTAAAATGTCAAAGAATGGGGTCAATGTTACATTACCAGCTTTGTCAAATGGTAACAGAACAGCATTTGATACGTGGACTCTTCAGTTAAAAATGTATCAAAACATTATGGCACAAAATGATATATTAGTTGCTGAAGGTAATGTTTATGCATTATTGTATCAACCTGATCCAAAAGGAAAGAAACCTGTGTCTTACATGGTGCATACATTTGATAATAATGATTATTATGCAGATGCTGCAACAATTCTTACTTTTGATAATGCAGGTGCATGGAAAAGTACATTAGGTCCTAAAGGAGAAAACCTTAAAGGATTAAAAGAAAAGATTGATGAAGCTGTACCAATCTCTGAAGACATGGCTAATCAAGTAGAAGAGAGGGAATTTAAAATTCTTGATTTTAATGTATCATATGAAAGTGACAAGTTTTTAAAAGAAAGACTTGAAGCTGCAATCAATGCTGAGTTAGATGATATCAGAAGACAGCTTAATGAATTGCAAAAACAAAAGCAGCGTAAAGATGCTGCATATGATGAACGTCTAGAGGAGATTTTAAAGACTCGCAGAAAGACGTTGATTGACTATAGAAGTATTGTAGATAATTCTACACTTACAGATTTAAGAAGATCTGCAAACTTTACAGTAGCAATGAATACTATTGAAAGTGATTTAAAAGATCTTGAGACATTGTCTAATCAAGCTATTATTGATTTCCGCAGTAAGAGTCTTTCTGACAACAACAAAGAACTTATTCAAATTGTGACAGTTTATAACAAGTCACGCGGGATGTCTGAAGTTGTAACAGCATTAGAACAGATTGTAGATGAGGCACGCCAGGAGAATCCTGCTAACATTAAACCAGAACTTTTAGAACGTATTGCTAATATAAGATTGCATAATGAAAGAATTGAAGCTAACTACCGTGAGGTTTCTTTAGCGTCATCCATCTTTGTTATTCAATCTTTAGGTAAGAATCTTGAAAAAGCAGGTAATGAGATGTATGAAGCAAGAGCTGCTGAATTACAATCTTTATACAGAGAACTTGAGTTATTAAATCAAGGTAAAGGGTCTGGAATCTTCAAACAAATAAAACATTCTACTCTAGCATTTATGAGTAAGAATTTTAAAAAGAAGATGGAGGATGAGTTGGGACCAAATGGTGCTACAGTAATGAGTCAAAGAGAAGCTCTTGAGATTAAAATCAAAGCTATTGAAATGTATCTCAGAGATGGTTTAGATTTTTCTTATGATGGTATTGCAGCATATATTAACGGTATTACAGATCCAAATGCTGCAGCATATATTGGTGCAGGGGATGCTGTAAGAAATGGTTCATTCCTGGACAGTTTTGGTGATACTGCTTTGAATCCTATGCAATTTGTAGCATCTGCTTCAAGTAGCGAGCGTGCTGTTTCTTCTGTTGCATTATTATTTAAGAACACAAAGAATGATGGAGAACAGCAGATGATGAATGATCTTTTAGCATTAAACTTTGATGCACTCAGAGATAACATGCTAAGAAGTTATTCTGTAGAGGAACTAAACAATCTGATATCAGAATGGAGAACTACCAAGGTATTTGATAAAGAAAAGCAAGAATTAGTAGATAAGACTCAGTTTTATTTAACAAAACCTTCTAGTGAAGCATATGATGCAACGTATCAAAATTATAATTCAGAGCTAAGAAGTTTTGAAAAAGAAATTGCAAAATTAAAATCTGAATATAATAAAAAGTTTGCAGTATTACTAGATGCTAAAAAGAACAACTCATCAAATCTTGCTGCAGCACAAACAGAAGCAGATCAGGCAAGAGATCAAATACTTGCAAAGATCAATGAAAGAGATGTTGTAAAAGGACAGTATATAGATTGGTTAGTTGAAAATGCAAGAACACCATATACTGATGTATTTTACAATACACAGCGATTATTACCTGCAGAAATTAGAGATGAGTTACAAAAGCTATATCTAGAAAAAGAATATTTAGCAAAAGAGTTAAAGGGTCAAGGTGCTTCAGCTGAAGTACTAGACTTATCTACTTTTGATACTTTAGCAGAAATTGAAGTAGAGATAAAAAAGTTAAGAGAAAAAGCTAAAGAGATGAGTCCAGAGTATGCTAATGCAATGGACCAGTTAAAAGATCTTTATGAGTTTGAAGTAGATCAAAACTATTTTGAAAGGGCAGAGAAGATGGCAATTTCAGCATTTGCTAACCATCCTGATTTACTAGAGAAGTGGTATAAAAACAATACTGTAGATAAACCTACAGATGAGTGGTATGCTGAACTTGAAAGACTCTATAATCTACGTGCAGACATTTTTGGAAGTAATCCAAGAATGAAAGAACTGATTGACGCAAAGAATAGAATATTAAGACCTCATAAGATTGCAGGTAGAATTGATTCAAGATTCTTAAATAAAGATGAAGTAGAGTCACTGGATGAAATCTATACAGAGATGGATGCAATTATTGAGTCTACTCCTGCATTAGAATTACCAGATACCATTAGAGAAGCTTCTATTCAAATTTCAAATGAGATTAAAGCAATATCAGAAAAACGTCTAAGTTCTAGATACCAAGATGCATTCAATGAAAAATATAAAGCATTGACTGACAGACTTGTAGATGTTAGAACTAAAGAAATTATTTTAGATAAAAAGAAAAAAGAAGGAGCACCTGCTGCTGAAATTACTCAAGCTGAAAATGATTATAATACAGCTCTCAAAAATTTCAATAATCTAGAAACAGAGTTTGCTACCTGGTTTAATAATAATCATGAAGGTACATATGTATCTATTGCAGCAACGCCTATTGATTTAAGAACCAATAGAAAACCAAAAAGATTTAATCTTGAACTAGTTCCTACAGCTGCAGCATCTGCACAATATATGCAAAAGGGTGTACCTCATCCTAAGTATGGACTAAGGGTATTAAAACCTGAAGTAAATAATCCTGACTTTTTAGAATTTCCTGACGGGATACCTGTTCCTAAAGCATTGAGTAAAGATGCTAATGGTAATTACTTTGTAACTCCAGGATATGAAAATTCTGACAATGTTAATACTAACTTTAAAAAGATTGCTTCTAATCCAGAACTTTATAATTTTTACAATACAATAACTAACTATTATTTTAAAACTCAAAGTTCTACTAAAGGTAAAAAAATAGGATACCGTTCTCCAGGATTTGCTGCTAGTAAGATGGAAAATCTTGCTAAGCATGGTTTGATAAAATCTATGGGTAAAGGTTGGGATCAATATGTAGATAAATATTGGAAAGCACAAAGTCAACAAGATCTTGTAGAAAATACATTTGGTGATTTAAAGGGAGAAGTAAGAATGCGTTATACTCAGCAACTTGATAGAGGTATGCAGAGTGAGGATATTATTAGTTCTGTAATTAAGTATGCACTTGAAGCAAACTATAATATTGCAATGCAACGTGTTACACCTAAAGTTGATGCTTACATTTCTTATCTTGAAACCTTATCTGGAGACCTTAAAACTAAAATTCAAGCAGGTACTACATCTATTGTTGATCCCATAACAGGAAAAAGAGAAGCAGTAGACATGGCAAAGCGTCAACGTCAGTTAGATAAAATCATTGAACAGATTAAATTTGAAAGACGTAAGTTTGCATATGGTCAAGAAGAGTCTAGTAATGAAGCAAGCAGAAGAACAAAGAAGATTGTAAATCAAATCTTTGCCATTACAAGTTTTGCACGTATGGGATTTGATGTTGCTAACCAGATGAAGAACATGGTGTCTGGTAACATTCAAGCATTTATTGCATCAGGTGGACTTAAGAGTAATCACTATGGTGCTGATAACTTAGCATTTGCAAAAAGAAAGTTATACAAAGCTACAGAAGGTGGAGTTCTCAGAGATTTTATGGCAGACTGGGGAAAGCTTAGTGATTTACATGAAACTACAATGCTTGTAAGGATGATTAATCCTACACAAAAAGATTTCATGTCTAATTTAAAAGAAGCATCAGGAGGTCCAGGTAGAAGAAAAAGAGCAGAGATGTTAGGTGTACAAGAGTTTTCTTATTTGCTACAAGATGCTGGTGAAACTGAAGTTGCAATTACAGTTATGTATGCAATCATGGATAACTATAAGTACAAGATGATTGAGTCTAGAAACTCAGACGGTACTTATAATTATAAAAAAGACGCTAATGGAGAAATCATAATGGTTCCTGCACATGAGGCATATGTTAAAGATCCTAATACTAATCAGTTAGTAATTAGAGCGGATGTAGAATATACTAAAGAAGATGAAAAGTATCTCAGAAATATTATTTATTCTGAGATGCGTCGCGCACAAGGTAACTATGCAAAGGATGACATGACTAAAATGGAAGAAACAGTATTTGGTAAAATGATGTTCTTCTATCGTAAGTACTTAATTCCTACATTTACCAATCGCTTTGGATATCTTAGACCTAACTGGGAAGCTGGAGAAGCTGCAATGGGATACTGGACTGCTACTGGTAAAGCACTTAGATATTTTAGTACTAAAGATGTGGCAAAACATTTTATTTTAGGAACAAAACTAGCTAAGAAATTTGGTGCAGACTTAAACACTATTACTATTTATGATCCTAAAGATTTAGATAAACCTATAGATCAGCGTAGAAAAAAGACTATTACTAGTGATTTCTATGAAAGAAAAATTGTACAAGCGCGTAGAGATGCTATTGTAATGTCAATTTTTGCTATACTTAGCTCTATGATTCTTGAATACGTAGCATCAATGGATGACGATGATGAAGAAGTTGGATTTTTATTAGGGAATGCACTCAGAGTATTTTGGGGAGTAAAAGGTGAAACATTATCTATGTTTCCTATAGGTGGGGGTTCTGATGAATACATTAGAAACTTTACATCACTTACGGTATTTACTCGTGAATTTAATGCATTATCTAGAACAGGTGAACATAGTTGGAATCTTGTACAAGCAATGTTATATAATGGTGGTGTTGAACCAGATCCAGAATATGATGGATATGATGCTTATGATACATGGAAAGATGCATTCTATACAAGAAATGTTGGTAATCGTTTTGAAAAAGGAGATCCTAAATTAATTAAGGATATACAAGACTTTACAGGTTTACGTAATTTCTTAGACTTCTTTGATCCTTCAGATCGTGTTGATCAATTAAAGAAAAATCAATAAAAAGTAGTATATTATATATGAGTATATAATCTTCCATGGCGTCTAAATTTGTTGTACCACTAGAACTACCTAATTTTTTAGGAACACCTAGCAGCATTGCTGATCCTGGATTTGTTGTATGTTACATTAAATCTGGATGGTTAACTAAGAAGTCACCAGACGGGAGTGAAAATGATTTGGTTCTAGACAGACCTTTAACAGGATTGTCAAAACTTGAATCAACTGATGAGATTACTCAATATGATACTGTAAAAACAGCTCTTGAAAAACTACAGCATAGTATTCTTACACTTGAAATTACTGGAGGAATTGAAGGCAATGGTTACTATTCAGGTGGTAAGTTTATACTACAAACTACTATACCTAATGTAGTAGGTCTTACTTGTGAAGACCTAGTAGAGTGTGAGGTTATTACTACTATACAACAAGATATTACTGATCTTCAAACTACTATTGATGGTTTAGCAACTGTTGCAAGTACTGGTAGTTATAACGATTTAACTGATTTACCGTCATTGTCTGAGGTTGCTACATCGGGTAGTTATAATGATTTATCAGATACTCCTCCTGCTGTAGATCCACAAATTCAAAGTGATTGGACTCAATCAAACACAGCAGCGTTAGATTTTATAAAAAATAAACCTCAGTTATTTTCAGGCAGTTACGATGATTTGACGAATGCTCCTACATTGGCAACAGTAGCTACATCAGGAAGTTATGATGATTTAACAGATTTACCAACAATTCCTACTTTATCACTTACAGCACCTGAACTTACAGGACGATCTGCAGAAACAGGTAATGAATATCAATCTGGCGATGTTGTCTATTCTCAAGGTAATGTTTACTTATGTATTGCACAAAATAGTGGAAACCCTGTAACAGATGCTAATTATTGGGCATTGTTGTCTACTGGATATAAAACTAGACAACAAGCAGTTGATTGGGCAGCAAGTACAGGAGATTATCAGATTTTAAATAAACCTAGTACATTTCCACCTGCAACGCATGGTCATTTCATATCTGAAATTGATTCTTTACAAGATACACTTGACGGTATTAATACATATATAGGCAATGTTGAATCGTCAGTACCTATTTATACTACAGATTTAGATGATGTATCTACTACTCAACCTACAGATCAACAGATATTAAAATTTAATAGTTCATCAGGTGTATATGAACCTTCTGATATGACTGTTATTGGTACACTGAATGATTTATCTGATGTAGATACTTCAACTGTACCTCCAGTTTCTGGAGATGCGTTAGTATTTGATGGTACAAATTGGGTAGCGGGTCCAGTATCTGGAGTTCCAGATGGAGGAAATACAGGAGATATTCTTGCTAAAGCGTCTGCTACAGACGGAGATGTTGAATGGATTGAAAATTATACAAGTTCTGTAAAACATACAGTTAAACTTGCACAAGCTATTAATAAAGGTCAAGCAGTTTATGTATCATCTGCTGATGGTACAAATATAGTAGTAAGTAAAGCAAGTAATGCATCAGAAGCAACTTCAAGTAAAACAATGGGATTGTTAGCATTTACTGGAGCTACTAATGCTCAAGGATTTGTAATTACTGAAGGATTACTTGCAGGATTAGATATAGATCCAAACTCAGTAAATGCTGGAGATCCTGTATGGTTAGGTACTGATGGTAATTTAATATTTGGTTTAGCAAATAAACCAGCAGCTCCAGCGCATCTTGTGTTTATTGGTATTGTTACAAGAACACAACAAAACAATGGAGAAATATTTGTAAAAGTTCAAAATGGATTTGAGGTAAGGGAACTTCATGATGTTTCTGCAGCAAGTCCATCAAACAATGATGTGTTAAGATATAATAGTTCAAATCATTTATGGGAAGCAGCTCCTATTATTGTACCAGCAGGTATGACGTGGATGGGAGCATTTCCAGGATAAAATAAAAAAGTTATGGCAAAGAATACAGTAGGATATTTTCTTAGTACTCAGAACTGGGTATTTTTAAATAACTTGACAGCAACAACTGCACAAACACTTCTTACAGGTGTTGCTGATGACACATGGGTATATGATATTGTAATTACAAATTCAGGAAATAATGCATTAAATGCTAGGTTATACTTAGAAGATGCATCAGGTAATCAGATTATGCTTAAGATGATGTTATCTGGTTTATCTAATCAGATTCTTGCAGGACAAGGTATTACTACAGCAAACCCATTAAGGTTAATGCAAGCTTCTGATGGTAATCAGATTACAGTAAGATTTTTAGATAGAGATCAAAACTATTATATTCCTGTTCCTGCTACTGTGAAACTAGTATTTAAACTAGACACAGCACCAACATCAGGTTCAGTAAATGTAGCAGTATTTAAAAGAGACTTTACAAACTAAAATTATGATGCACTCAGCTCCTGATAGGAGACTACCAACGGTTACTACAAATCAAAGAGGTTTATCTGGAAATGCTTCTGGACCTGTTCAGTCTTTTATTACATTAGGTAATATTACAGATTTGAATCAAATTAGTGCTTTAAATAATCTATATAGTGAGTTAGTTGCTGCAAACTTATGGAGTAAGATGACAGCATTATATCCCTTTATAGGAGGCACCACAAATGTAGCTCATAGGTTAAACTTAATAGATGCTACATTATATCCATTAGATTTTCAAGGATCTGTTGTTTTTAGTAGTAGTGGTATATCAGGCACAATAAGTCAAAATGCTTTTTTTAACTGTCCGTTAGATACAGGAACATTAAATGTTAATGATGTATCTTTTGGTTTTTATGGTAGAACTGTTCAAGGAGGATCTAGTACTCAAAGTCTAGCTGCTTTTTCTAATACTGGTGGAAATTTATTTTTAAATTTTAGAGGAGATAATTTTCAAAATTCAAGATTTGGTTTGACTACAGGTAACTATAGTTTTGGAACAGATTTAGCTGGAGGTACAGCTTCTTTTGTAGCATACTCAAGTAGTGGAACAAGTACAGCTTTTAGTTTAAAAAATCAAATTACTAGTACAGCAGGAGTTGCAAAAGGATCAACTTTAAGTGGTACTTTATCCTCAAACTTATCTTCTACATCAGGTACAGGACTAAATAGTTATTCAATATGGTACGTTGCAAAAGCAATGACAGAATCAGAACTTGCTGCTCTTAATGCAATATTTCAAAAATATAATGATACTTTAGATGCAGCATTTGGCAGCACTAGAGGTACGGACTACTGGATTAATCCTAGTTATCATCCTATTGTAAATAGGTTTGTTTCTAATATTCAAATTACACCTTTTCTTTTTACAACCGCTGAATTAAATGCAGTTAATACTTTAGTTAACTCTTTAATAAGTAGTCCTAGTAATTTATGGGGATCTATTGGTGCATTATATCCATTTATAGGTTCTACTTTAACAGCGCAAACTCGTAATATTAAAGGGTTAGGTACTGCTGCAACTGCTGCTACAGTAACAGGAACTCTCTGGACATTTTCTTCAGGTTTAGATTCTGGAGCAGTTAACCAAGTTTTTTCACCTGGAATAGCATTAACTAGCGCAAGTACTTTAGGAATTTATATTTCAGAAAATATAGCATCAAACTCAGATGATGTAGCTCAATCAGCTTCAGCAAATAGATATAGAATAAATTCTAGAAGTTTAGCTAATCAAGCTATAGGTGCCTATTGTGGAACTGCTGTTGTAAGTGCTGCAACTATTACTGATTCTAGAGGACATTATATACTATCTGCTCCTGGTAATTTTGTAGGAGCAACTTTTTCTTTTTATAGAAATGGAAGTTTGATAGGATCAAGTACAGTTGCTAGTAGTACTTCATCAGGATCACAATATCTTTTTGGAAATGGTACCCAAGGTGCTTTAAGATCAATGGGTGTAGCTTATTTTATACAAGGTACACAGTTTTCAGCAGCTCAAGTTGCTGAAATTGAACCTATTATACAAGCTTATGTATCCTCATTAGGAAGACAATGATAAAAATAGCATACTTAACTTTAGAGCAATATGACTCAATATTTGGAAAGCATAATACTGAATGTTCAATATTTGCTATTTTTCAAGATGATGTTACAAGTCAGTATTATATTACGAATGTTGAAATGAATAATACTAATGAATTTGATTTTCGTTGGGTTAAACAATTAGAACTTGTAGATCTTCCACAACACGAATATTACAAATTTAAACTCTTACAATAATGGCTAAAGCAAAATCATCCTCAAACACATTTGTACCTAAACCACGACGCAAACGTCCAGGGGTACATGCAAAAACTAAAGCTTCTAAACTCAAGAAGTCAAAAAACTACCTAAAACTCTATAAAGGACAAGGTTAAAGATTAGGGGTACAAATCGTACCCCTTTTCTTTTTTGCATCATAATCTTGATAAACCAAGATATCTTTAGGGTCCAAAGTAGTGAAACCCTGTACTAATCTCCTCATCATTACCTGACTTTTGATTGTAGCAAGCGTTTCCTAGTCCTGAACTTACTGTCTTGAACTTGTCTTCTTTCTTGATAAAATACTTACTAGTCTGCATATACGTATAGTCACTTGACTCATCAAACACTTTTATATACTTTCTAGTAGCTTCCATTACATCATCCCAGGTATACTCAGGATATTCTTTAAAGAACCATTTGAATCTATCAAATAATTCTTTAGGACTGGTTCTGAAGGATACTGTTGAACCTTGCTTCTTTCCCGCAGGAAATAATGCATTGTATTCTGAAATCTTTTCTTCCCAATCTGAAAATGGAACACTTGTCTTTTTTGTTGGTTTAATCTTAGCAGCAAGATCTTCTGCTTTTCTAATCAAATGTAAACCTTCATTTGTAAGTTGGTAAGTCAAATTACCATGAATATCTTTGAACTCTTTAAGATGTCCAGTGAGACTTAGTCTGTATTGTTCAGACCTGATGTTGACATAATTAGCATACATAAACTGATGATATGTCGCCTGTAAAACAAACAACCCATTGGGTGTCACCTTGTTAGCTGCAAGGTAATCATATAAATCTTTCATTTATTGTGATTTTGGGGGTTACAAATATATAAGAACAGTGACAAGTATTACAAATATTGTCGTATATTAATTGAGAGGGGTGGAGAAATAACTTTATTATTTTATTTCTCTTTTTATGAAATTAGCTGCGTTTTTGCAAACTAAGATATGGTTATTAGCAGCCATATCAATATTTCTACCTATTAAAGAGCTGATGCTCACAATAGGATTTTTAGTGGGTGCTGACATGGTTGTTGGTATTTGGAAAGCTTTGAAAACATGTCAACCTATTCGTTCACGTAGAATGTCTGATACAGTAACAAAAATGTTGTTGTATCAGTTAGCCATTGTAAGTGGTTTCTTAATTGAGAAATATATAATTACAGATATTCTTCCAATAGCAAAACTAATTGGTTCTGTTATTGCAATCATAGAGTTCAAATCAATAGTAGAATCTATTGAGGCAGTAACTGGTCAAAATCTCTGGACTAAAATCAAAGAGGTTATTGGAAGAAAATCAGATGATATTGATAACATAATGAAATAAAACTATAAAAACATGGACAAAATTACAAAAGCAAACTACAAAGCTCCATTATATCCTATTGGAGATAAATTCACAACCACTCCTGCAAGAGTAGGGCATTTGAATCAAGTTATTGATGGACTTAATGAACTGATAACTACAAGTTCTGTTATTCAAGCAGGCAGCAATACTAGTGCTGTTACTATAAATGCACGTGCTGGTGTTATTACAATGCAAGGACCTCTTTCTCCAGGAGCACCTACTACATATACATTTACAGTAAACAATTCTTTTGTTACAACAAATAGTGTTATATTGTTAACAGTTGATTATTCTTCGTCTGCTGATGCTGCAGATAATATTGTATGTGGTATGGATTCTTTAATTTCTGGTAGTTTTGATATTGTAATTAGAGCAATAACTAGTACATCAGGAACTCCTATTAAAATTAACTTTTTAGTAATTGGTTAATTATGGAACAAATAAAAAAATATAACTACAATGATCCTCTTCATCAAAAAGGGGATCCTTTTGGTGCTACAGAAGCTAAGGTAGCACACGTTAATGCTGTAATTGATGAAGTTAATTTAGCTAAGTCTGATGTTCTTGCATTAGATGAAAGAGTTTATACGTTAGAAAATGCACCAGCACCTGAAGCAGCAACTGAGTATTATATTAATGGTGCTGTTATACACTTTGTTAATAATTACATGGCTGTAACAGTTGATTCACATAATACACCTGTTAGAAATATAGATCATTTAGGACTTGGTATAAACAGTTATGAAGGTGTATTAGGATTTCAACATTCAGGAAATGGTGTGTATGCTTTCTTTTTTCAAGGCACATCAAATATTGTAGCAGATATTGGAAATGGATTTGAAACATGTGATATAACTCAAGCTAGATTATCTTCTATAATAATTAATCCTGATCCTCAAGTTACAATAGCACTTAATGCTGCAGGAAAACCATATGTAGGTACTGCAATAGTACCTTATCCTCAAGCAGATGGAGTAGCTGACTCATTTATTGCAGATTTATCTGTTTATGCTTATAGCTCAGGTACAAATACTTCAACAGCAACGGAAATTCCTCAACCTAACCAAGCAAGAAGAATATTTAACTTTCAACTTAAATTTTCAAAATTTACAGTAGTACCTGCATAATTAATAACGTATGAGACAATATACAGTAAAAGAACTTAAGACTGAATTTGAAAGATTAGGTTATTCATGGCCTGTATTTCATTTAGTAGGTATCAGATCAAACGCTAATGCAAAGAATCAATTTGATGATTTGATTGGTGTAATTGAGAAAGATAATATTACTTGGTATACATGTACTACTAATCCTGGAACACACTGGTTACAGAACTTACTTAACCCAAAAGGTGCAGCATTGCTTAAACCTGGTCAATGGGATGACTGCTGGAAAATAGGATTACACCAAGGTAAGTATGAAGCTCTCACACAATGTGCTCCTGTTACTGTGTTTAGGGATGGTAATAAGAATGATGTAGCTGAAGAATCAGCAGTTACAGAAACTGGTATCTTTGGTATTAACATTCACCGTGCTAATCCTAGTATTGTATCTAAGTTTATAGATAAGTGGTCTGCAGGGTGTCAAGTACTTAATGATCCAAAACAGTTTGCACAGTTGTTAGACAAGTGTAAGAAGTCTGGATTTAAAAAGTTTACATACACTCTTTTAAAAGAATTCTAATGAAACGTCTTATCAATTTTCTATATGACATGGTAAGTGGTAAATCAGATACTTCTAGTAAAAGAGTATCTGCAATGTTTACACTAGCAAACATAATAATTCTAACATACATAGCAACTTTTAGGAATGATGATCACATTACTCCTGAGTTTATGTTTGATGGATTATGTTTAATTGCTGGTGGAGGACTTACACTTACCGTTGTAGAAAAAATATTTGATAAGAAAAAACCCAGTGATAATGCTGAACAATAAAATTTCATACTTACTAGGAGTTATTAGTGCTCTCATAATTTTTATTATGCTATTAAGAGCATGTGAAAAACCATGTGAACCAGAAAAAGTTCCTGTTGTAAATACTATAATAGACACAGTATATGTAGATGTAATTAAACAAGTAACTAAGAAAGTAACTATCTATAAGACTGATACTGAGTATGTTAAAGAACCTTGGATGATTCCTGACACTAACTATGCTAAACTCAAAAAACAATTTGAAGATTTAGTAGATCAATATGCTAGTAGCAAAATTTATGTAGACAGCGTTGCTATAGATACTATTGGATACATTACCGTTATAGACACAGTTTCTAAGAATACACTCCTTACAAGAAAATATTTCCACGATTACAAAATTCCTATTATTACTATTACCAAAGAGATACCCTTGCCCCCAAAACGTGAATTGTTTTTAGGGGCAGGGTTATCATTTAACTATCCAACTGTACCACAATCTATAACAACAGGTTTAATCTTTAAAGATAAGAAGAACCATTTGTTTGCATTACAGTGTGGAGTCAATACAAAAGGCATTGTGACATACAACGCCTCTGTGTATTGGAATATAAATTTTAAAAAATAACACTTACGTGTTTTTATTTAGTTGGTTTTCTTCCATGAAACCCTCACAACGGTGGGGGTTTTGTGTTATATACGCATTAGTTCATCATGCTTAACCAACAATACATCGTCATCTACAGGATCTATTTTTTGAATAGCTGACAATACAATTTGCAGTTCACGCATTTGAGAGTAGTCTAACTCACCTTTCTTTGGAGAGTTTTCCCATCTTATCTCAAACCCATTACCTGTATTAATTACTCTGACAATTTCATCACCATGGACATGTTCATGCCAGGTTCCATTTTCAGAATAACTGAGTCTGTATACATCAAACCCTGTTTTGTCATCGACATAAATGTCTAAGTGATACTCTATGGTATCTTGTTTAATTACATAGTATTTCATCGTTTTATAATTTTAGCACATTCTACTGGTTCACCACGTAAGTTTTGTTTGACAATTTCAAATTCAACATTTGTATTGTGGATATTAGATCCCCAATATTCATCATATATTAAATCTGTTACATCTGCAGGACGCACAATGATTGATTTGGTGAGACATTCACCTTCGTTTACATCAAATTCAACAACCCATCCCCAGTCTTCTTTTTTTAATTTACCTTGCATGATACCAATCTAAAAATTTAACCAATTCTTTTTCAAGATCTTCCTTGCTACCGTTGTTATGAATTACATAGTCAAATGTATAATCATCAAGTGCAGTCTCTGAAGGATGTGTTCCTAGTTGACAAGTTGATCTCTCAATTCGTAATACAACACCACCTAAATCTTTGATAGCTTTTGCTTCATTAGGAAAACGTGTGTCAGTTACTAACCAGTTACTGTTTTCATTATAGTCAGCAAGTAATGCATTGACCCACACGTTGTTGTGCAGTCCTTCTCTCATTGCTTCTGTGCCTAGTTTCTGTAGCAGTTGTCTGACAGACATGCGTACCATTACAGGTGAGCCATCATCATAATACTCTCTAGGGTAAGCATAACTCCATTCAATTCCTAGGTCTTCCTTCTTGAACTCCTGATCTTCAAATTTTTCTACAGGGATACCTGTGAGAATAGACGCTATAGTCTTAAGTTTACCCGCAAACTTTTTTACTTCATATGGGAACATGTCAAGTCCCATTGGATTTGTCAGATGCTGTATTATCTCAGCAGCGGTGTCTTTACCACTACCTATTTTACCAGATATACCTATTAGATTACTCATTTTTCCAAGATTTTACCCGTTTTACTAAACTAGTTTTGTCAATTGAGATATTATACTTTAATCTTAGATACCTCATTAATAGAAATATTCTATTAGTCTTTGTACGTTTTTCTGCTACCTTGCAGAACTCATCGTAAATTATGTCTTTTTTCATAATAAAAAGTGGGTGCTAAAATTAATTAGCACCCTTTTTAGAATTAGAATGATGGTATTTCAGTTATAACACTGTCTGCACAATAGATGTCTGAACTAGTCAAAGAAGTTCCTATAGTTGTTGTACTTGATCCTGAAGTAATAACGTAAGGATGAGAATAGTGTGTAAGATGATGATAATCTTCTGATTTAGCTGATTTAGCATGTTTTGCTATATAATCCATAAAAACATTATGTACTTTTATTTGAGCTTCTATCCAATCTGCTGGATGAGTTTCTTTTAAAGCTAATGTAATATGATTGTATAACAACCATGCGGAGTCTGTATCTGCTTCATAGTCAAAGCTGGAGTTCTTTAATTCTTTTGCAATGATATTCATTTGCATACCATTAAGTACTTCAGTATCAAAGAATAGACTACCTAGAATTGAATTACGCTCATCTTGTGTCAAACTATGAGCTTTTAGATCATCTTTACACTTTACTAGAGCATCCCAGTAAGAACCTGCATCCCTAATGATTTCTGCAATTTTACCTTTAGATAAAATATCTGCATCAGATTTATGGACTTTTTTAAATCCACCAAACTTACTGTCAGATATAATCATACCATTGTCACAAACTTTTACAGTAGCACCTAGAGTAAATCTAAATGCATGCTGCTTGTTATAAGAGTTTACAAAAGATGCACACAATTGAATGTCTGAATCTTCTTTATACTCAATGCTGATTGTACCTAATGCAATCTTACCGTCGTTTGAACAACGGTAATTTTCTGCATTAATTTTAAAACCAGCAGTTGCTATTTCTTTTCTAATAGTTGCAAAAACAGAACTATGAGAAATAGGAGTATAGGTTTTTGTCTTTTCTGGTACTTCCGCTGTAAACATTTTAGTAAACGCGTCCATACCTTTTATTGTTGTTTTCATTAGAATAAACTTAATTGTTGATTTTCTTTTAAATAACTTGGAATAACAGATGCTGTATTTTCAATTTTAGCAATTTCAGAGTATATCTTGTCTAGATAATATTTTATATCTACCTCATACTCATCCCATGGTTTATCTTCAAACTTGTTAAATATAGTTTGATAGACGTTACCACTTTCTAATTGAATCTTTCTGCCATCAGGGTTAGCCTTTACTAATTTAGAACCTCGTTTAGAATTATAATATCTAACAAGCTTCTTAAGTTCTTCTTGGTGATATACACCTTCTTTAACTTCTTGATTAATAAAAAACCAATCACCCTTTAGTTTTGCACCTGCGCAATAGTCATGAATGTCTTTGTTGTCATTTAAAAATTGTATGGGGTCTGTCCCATGAATAAAGTATGCATACCATGCTTTGGGTATAATTAGCATACTTTTGTTTTTATGTAATGGTAGTTCATTAAATTCAAAACGACCTTTACATTTAGTCTTACCATTCTTGTAAACAGCAATATAGTTGTTTACGTCACCAATAATCATCTTTGCATATTCAACTGTTTCTAGTTGAAGATTTGTCATTTCTTCCCACTCTTTGCAAATTTGATAAAACAGTTCCTCATGTTCTTCGTCAATCAAGAACTCTAGACCATCTGTGTTTTGCATCAAAGGTTGGGCGCCAGGTATTCTAGTTGCAAGCATCTCATATAGCATGCTAAGCAACAACTGACCATTAATAGTAATTCTAAAGGTTAGTTCAGGATCATACAAGAAAGAATTCTTTTCTTTGCTGAGACCGTAAGTAGCATTTAGAATAATCTTAAAAAGATAATTTAGTGGTGAACCCTTGGGGTATTTCTTTCTTTCTTCAAACATCCACTCATACAACTCACAAAACTCTTGTTTTGGTAAGTGTGCTGGAGACCATTTGTTTCTAATAGCAAGATTAGGATAGAAACTTGTAACGTCTGCTGACATTATTTTCTTACCATTACTTGCTTCATAAATACCAGAAGCAATACAACCATGTAAACCACCCAATGCATAATCAGTTGGTACATTTCTATAACGCATTCTATAAGTTGGTCCTTTCTTTTTGCTGTCATCATCATACTCTGTAGATGTGTCAACAACAAGATGTTTGAACCAGTTATGTACTGCGTTAAATTCTGGTGTTTCAAACTTGATATATGGAAGAAGTATGTCACGCACTACTACGTTTTCACGAGGAGTTCTCATGTCACGTATAGTACGCTTATCCATATTAAGTTTTTCAGAAAGGAAATGAAGAAAGATTTCTTTAGATATCTTAGGTTCAGATGCACTGTACAGTCTTACACCATAAGTTCTACTTAGTTCTGCACGCAGGTTAATCTGCTCACTCATGAGCTTCTTACCATCCTTGTCTTTGAGATTAAAAATAGCTTTAGTACTCTGTACGTCATTGATACAGTATCTAATTACCATGTCTATTGTAGATCTATCTCTAACAGGTTCATAGTGAGGATGAGGCATCTCTTCCACATTGAACCAATCCATAGAAAATTGAATCCACTTTAAACTGGAACGCTTTGCTTTGTTATCCCAGTGATTGAGTTTGAATATGTCAACACAAGGAATAGAAAGTTTAAACTCTGGAAAGTCAAGAAACTCATTATTTCTAGATTTCTGGATAACAGACTGTGCATATTGATAAATAATATCTGCTATTGCAGCACCATCAAGTTCAGGGTTAGAAAATCCTGTAGCATTATGCAAGATATACTCTGTGATTTGTGCGTCAAATGCAAGATTGTTAAAACCAAAATGCCAATCTCCTGCTGCTTTAGAATCAAGTAAAAACTCAATAAACTGAGGCATCTCATTCTTAAAGGGACTAACTTCAAAGATTACTCTGTCATCAGAGTCATAATCTTCAAAACAAGCTATAAAAGAATTACAGATTGTTTCATAGTCCATTATCCAGAATCTACGAGACCTCATCAGATTGCTTCTAATGCTTTAGAAATTGAAGTGTGTTCAGGGTTTGTAACAAACATTTGAATGAATACAGTAATGTCATCAATATTGTCCAAGTAATACTCAGACAATGTACTCATGATTCTACGTTCTTCAACAAACATTTGTTGTTTTGGGTCAGTTCCTTTTACAGGAGTAGGTAAACCTTTGTCATTTAACTTTGGTAGCATTACTGCTTTCTCCATAGGAGTTTTACCAATTACCGCTAATACTTTTGTATTAGGATCATAAATTGCCTCATTGTAAGGACAATCTAGTGTTGTTGGAATTAGTCTGAATGTTTCAGTACCATACCAATCAGCTTTGTAAGCCATCATTGACTTGCTCATTTGTTATAATATTTAGTTGGTTAATAAAAGTTTCTTTTTCTCTGTTGAATCCTTCACACAATTCACCTACAGTCCTCAATAAATCTTCATCAATATTAAGGATATTGGCATACACTGCAAAATATTTCTCAGGAAAAATAAAAGATTCTATGTAAACCCATTCTGGAGTGTGTACTCCATAGTAGTCACACAGAATCTTTTTACAAGTAGTACTCAGTTTTGAGTACTTACCATTTATGCAGGCGTCAAAATCCTGATTCATGGTATTTAGGTCAAAAACATATGCTACAGTCTCATCGTCTATGGGTAGACAATAGTCCATATACTTGTTAGTGACCAGAACGCCAGATTCAAAAGTTCTCCATTTGTCAGTATCCTCACGCTTATACACGCATATTAACTTTCTATCGTTAATATCAACTTGACCATCCCATGAAACATAAGTTTGTATTGGTCTAGGATGTTTCTTCTTATTAAATCCTAATAAGGGAAACAAGAATGTGTAAGATTTTTGAAAATACTTACGGTAGATTTCTGATATCATAAAGTTAACTCTCTTTGGGTTAAATAAATATAAGGTAAATCAAATTGACGATTTACAAAATGATAATTAGCTTCATTAAGCTTTGTTTTTGTTTTTTCAACCCATGCTTTCATTGTGTCTGGACTAATTAAAATTGGTGCAATCTGCATATAAGGATCAACAACTATGAACCTAAATTCAATTTTCCAACCTTCATATTCTCCCTTAGTAAGATAATCTTCAACAAGTATGTAATACATTGCTGCTTGCATCCAGTAGTTATAATAGTCTACACTTTCTGTAAAAGATGATAATGGTTTACTTGTTTTCTTTAAGTCATTGACTCTCACTGTTTTAGCTAGTGGATCAAAAACTAAATTATCAATTATACCACGCAAACCAAACTCATGTTCTTCATTGATTTTGAAAAGTTCAATTTCATTTTGTTTAGTTATACCATTGAATACATCTCCAAAGTATCCCATTTTGTCCATGACATTGTAGTTACTTGTGATGCGTTCAACAACAGACTTACAAAAATCATAAGTTTCTTGGTTAATAATAGTCTTACCTGTTTTACCAGTTAAGAAATCCCAGTATTCTTCATGACGCATTGTAATGATTTTTTCTATACGTTGTGCATCAGTCTTCAATGTTTGATACAGATTCATATCTTTTAGAATATCAAGGATAGCATCCCCAAATTCACCAAGATTAGTACGTGTATCACCAGAAGCTTTTAGTTCCTCAGCATGTGCAAATAAAGTATCTAAAACTTTACGAGGATTATCACTTGGTACATCTCTTACAGAGATAATAAATTGTCTGTCAAAGTCTTCAGGACGCAATAACAAGCAATGTATTAGCGAACCTTCAACCATGTTTGGATCTTGAGAGTCATCTCTCTGTTTCAACACATAGTGTTGGTAAAATAAAGCAGGACTATATTGTAGTTTGTTCAGTCCTGAATAAGACATAAGGAATTTCTTACTAAAGAACTCTTCCTCTTTTTGCAACCTGTCTGTAATAGACATAGGTGCAATAAACGATTTTGTTACAGATGACGCCATTAACCTTCTAATTCTTTCAGTTCTTCAATTAAATCTCTAACCTCTTCAATGATTGTATCTTTCAACTCATCTGTTAGAGTTTGTAGATGGATTCTTTCCATCCAGGACTCAAACTGGTCCATTCTTTTTTGCTGTGCTTTTGTTAAAATCATAATATTAAAATTTAATTTTCCATATCCTTTGCAAAGTAGCGTCCTAAGATGTTACCGTTGTAACTATCTGTTTTTAAGACATCTAACTTTACTTGCCATGATAGTTCACAGTATGACAAATACTTTTTACTACGGCATAATTCCAAGATTTCACGCTTAAACCATTTGTTACCTAGTTTAGAAATGTCATCTTGTAATTCTTTAGATGAACCATGATATAACATCCAGTCTGATTCTTTCACTATACGATTAAATTGTTTGCGTGTACCTGTAAGTCTTTTTTCAGTCTTGGTGACTTTCTTTTTTCTTACGTTGTATAAACTCTTTTGACCAATGTAAATCCTACCATTTTTCATGTTAGTGATTTTGTACACAAAGCCTACCAAGGCTTCATGATTTGGTAACTGATCAATCTTTGTGATCTCTTTACCAGACTGTTCTAATATCCAATTGTTCATGTTCTTTGTATTTGTCTAGTGACCTATGTAATACAGGTGCTAAATACTGCAATGTTTTTTGAGCACCATGCATCTTAACAATGTCGCTTAGATCTTTTTCTTGCGGTAAATATACAAAAGGAAGGTTATATAGTTCCTTATACTTCTGCATACTATTAATACCAGGTTGGTCACTATCCATCATTGTTACAATAGCTTCATATTTGTCTTTTAGTTCTTCTATAAGACTTTTATCAAGAATTGTATTCTCGCTATCAGGAGCGATTAGATCTACTTGTAAGTATGGCAAACTTTTACAAGCCATCAAGTCTTTCAAACTAGATGTAATAATAAGATGTTTATGACCTTTGAGCTGATCTACACCCTGCACATAGT